AAACGCATTGACTAACGACACAGCTAAGGCTGCAATTACTAACCACTCAGTCATCTATTAGTGCCTTCCATGATACAGGGAATAGTTGTTCCATTTCTTCGCTGATAGCATCCGCAACAATACGGCTCTCATACTGTGTGTCAGAAGCACACCGTAGCTTGCACATGGCTGCAAAGGCATCCAAAGACCCAGACCAATACCACTCTGTCATGGTGGACTGTGGGAGAACCATACGGGCTTGCTCAGGTGCTACGCCTTCTTTGAGCATGTCTTTATATGTGTCTAGAGCATAACCATACAACTCGTGATTTGTGTAGCCAGGGTCTACAGTCTTATCAGAAGACCCCTGCTTCTTGTCAGCACTACGTCCACGCCATACGTCAGGCACATAGAACTCAGGCTCTTCATCCACATAGCGTCTGCTGATCTCATTCCACCGCAGGAACTTATGCTTCACTAGCTGTCGTGCTACGAAGATAGGCGCTTTCACATGGAAGGATGCAAAGGCATGACCGAAGGGTGACAGGTGTTTGTGCTTGGCTAGGTAGCGGATCAGCTTGGTGTCTTTGTCTGACAGAACCATCTCAAGGTAGTCACCTTGTTCGTCCTGTTTTACTGCGCCTTCCACTAGTTCACTTTTCTTACCAAAGCTAACACGGGCTGCATTAACGACAGACAGGTCAGACCCCATGTGGTCAATGTATGCTACAGTTATCTTAGTCATAGTCTTTCACTCCATGTTTCTCGATGTCAGCAAGCATCAACATAAGTGCTTTCTTCACATCCTCAATACTGTCTCCTGTCACATCTACAGGGTTCTCTGTCCAAGCAGGGCCATCGTCCAACTCGTAGTATTCATGAACGGCGTAGTAGCCCTCTCCATCATACATAAGCTTTTCATACTTGTGATACATCAGTTGGTAGTGCCAGTGTCCCATTGGTTATTCTCCGTTTCACTGCGTAGCTGTGCTACTAATTATCGTTTGCGGTAAATACAGGTGTTAATCTCCGCATTGTTCCTTTGATTTATCGTATTCGGTAATGCTGCGCTTCAGTTCTACCAAAACCTTTTCCAACTTTTCCGCATCCATTACACGGTGACTGTAGATTCTATTAGGTTTAAAGTATCTACCTTCATCAGTCTGTTCTGTAATATCAAGCAGGGCAAAGAACTGTTCGATCAGATGTGTTTGATCGTTTAGCTTGGCCTCAAGTTCCTCGATGCGGTCAGCGCACTTCATCTTCAGTTCGCAGTCCACTTGATACATATGCGTGGTTTCACGCAACCGCTTCACTAGATCGTTAGTCATCCTTCTGGCCTCCTGTCATTGCATTCGATGTCGAGCGATACGAATTCAGCGCATCCACTATGATTTGTGTAACCACTGTGGGCGAATAATTGCCAAAGAGCGTGGTTGGATAATGATCTGGCACACCCCTGCGAAGGATTAATTCTAATACCTCGGCGTGTTGTGCGTCAGTCATTCTTCTGTTTCCCTTTGAGCAGCACGAAGATCAAGAGTATCCCCTGACCACTCACAGTTATCGCAGTAGTATCCATTTATCATGCCAAGACAAATGATGCATGACTTATCAACGCAATACATTTCCGACAACTGATTGCCACAGAACGGGCAGTCATGGGATGATGGTTGCCAACCATGGCCTTCATCTTCATCTGACATCCAATAATCTTGTTGGTTAGTCATCCTTCTGTCCTCCTGTCAGTTCTGCAATCACATCACGGGCAAACTGTTCTGGCGTAAATGTCGGGCCACGCCATGTGGGGTTCATCGTCACGCCATCGTTATCAGGGGTGTCAAACCAGTTTGCATCGTCAGCAAAAACTTGTAGCGCCTCCACCGCCTTCGCCAGTTTGGCTTCTGCCACCTGACCTCCCTGAATGTAACCCTGAAAGTGTGCGGCGGTTACTCCATAGTGCAGTTCCTCAATCTGGGCTTCCAGTTCCTCGATGCGGGCCTGCAATGTGGATAAATCATTCCCCAAAGCCGCTTCATAGCCTTCAAGCGGGATTTCATAATCGTCAGGTTCGTCAGTCATCCTTCTGTCCTCCCTGTTTCAGTATCCCATCAAGTGCATCCTGTATGTCCACCTTGGCTGCTGCACAGGTGAAGATAAACTGTAGGCCCAGTTCAATCACCGAAGCCTGCGCCTTGTCTGACATCGTGACAGTGATGCCTGCTGATCCATCCTCATGGTCTGTCACTGTGTCAACGACAATAGCAAAGGGTTTGGTATCATCAGACGATTGATTAGCTTTCTCTCGCTCCTTAGCCCTCTGACGCTCTTCGTCAGTCATATCACGAATAGGTGGATTGTTCTCGCCATAGTTACCGTATTCATCAAAACACTTAGAAGTTCGGGACATAAAGTTCTCCTCTCTGTCGTGCAGCGTAGAGTGTGTCTAACTCACGCATGATATCAATAGCATCCATACTGTCAGCATGGTCAGGATCATCCCACAGTAGATCACCATAGCGTTGCTCAAGGCGTTTGATGGTTGTGTCTACAGGTGTGAGGTCAGGGTATTTATGATAAGACATCTAGCAATTCCTCAGTTCGGGTTGACATGAGTAGAAGATATGATCCCCTATCTGAAAGTCAAGCGTGTATTCATCAGACCAGAAGGGGTCTACATAAGTCGCATGGAAGTGTGTTGAGGTAATGTGGGTGTGATACCCCTCGACAACTTCTAGTGCCACCTCAGCGGCCCTCTCCGTGGCTCTACGGGCCTGCTCATTTTCCATCATAGGGGGTATGAGATCAGACGGGTCACCAACAAAAGAGAATTGGTTAGGCTCGAACATTACAGCACAGGCATCATCAGGGAAGTCAGGGTGCTGCACACGATTAAGGATAACTTGTGCGACAGCCGCCTGTCCTTCGATGGGTTCACCTCTGGCTTCATAGTAGATAGCGACTGTCAGGCACAAGACTTCTAATATCATGAGATTTCTACCACACGATCAGCATAGAAGCTCTTCCATGACTTGGACGACACCTCATAGATTGGGATCTGCCCTCGTGCCTTCATAGCTTCACCTTGTGCTAGACCTTTGTCAGACCCTACGATCTTGCTTGTTGGCTTGAACAGGCCATTGACTACTCGCTCACTGCCATCAGCTTTGATGAACTTAACAGTTGCGAACTTAGTGCCTTTTGCTTCTACAGCAGCTTTTACTTGTTCTGGTGTCATAACGAATCTCCTCGTGTGTTACTCTAGATCAATTACTGAAGACAGTGCCACAAACTTGATACCTTGTAAAGCCTTTTTCTCAGCTTCTTGTGTCAGTTCAAGTTCTTCTGCTCGTAGTTGTGCAGCCATCTGTCCGTATCTGCGACCAGTGTCTAGCGGGATAACCCCATGCTCAGTGACTAGTCCGATGATGTAGTGGTTGCTCTCAAGGTTCATCAGTAATAAACTCCAGTTGCTAGGTATGCGTCAAGTTTTTGGTCAGCGTAGCTGATGCACTTAAGTTTAGACCAACCTTTTGTCAAGGCTATGTCGTAAGCATCAAGCCATACGTGTTCTTCTGTTAGGTTCATTGGTTCTCTCCTTTAAAATAAGCTACAGATACAAGGTCGTATTCGTATTTATTACTTTCGTGGCACGACATACAACGCTTCTCATAGTTTCTGGCTGCACGTTCAGTGTCGAATACACCTAGATACATGACCATACCAAAACCTTTACTCTTACGGGTCAGAATATACATATCTTTACTCCTAATTTCCACTGCGGGGGCTTCCAGTCCAACATTTGATGCTGAACCAGTCGATGTTGTTACCGAAGGTGTCAGTGATCCAGTCAGCGACAGCCCAATATTCTGCTGCATCACGAGAACTTTCGTCCCACTCCCATGTGCAAGCGATGTCATTAATCGTCAAGTTCTGCTCTTCTCCCGTCTTACGGATGCGGATAATGATATCAGCTTCTACAAGAATCTCTGTCTTCCTGTCTTGTTTTTTAATGGTCTTTTCCATCGTAGGGGGGTCTCCTTAAAACCGTGGTTGATCGACATAGGCTTTAGCTGCCTCGACAGTATTGAAGGTCTCACGGTATCTGTGGCCTAAATACACATCATAGACTGTCTTGTCCTCGAACTCCATCGCTGTGATCCTGTAGCCCTTGTAGGTAAAGTTCTTAGGGCTAATCAAGAAACCCATTTCATCTCGTGCTGACATCTGTCTTCTCCGTGTGTTTGCGTTTGTTGATTCGTTTATGAACAATTTTCTCTTGGGGGTCAAGAATTATTTTCATGAGCTTTTCCACTGTGGGGGTTCAGGCGAACATTTCCCTCGTGGGGGTGATTCCGAACATTTCCATCGTGGGGGGTCAAGCGAACATTTCCCTCGTGGGGGTATTTTATGTCTGATATTTCTGCATAGATTTTGTGCATAATTTTTAGACTGATTCGCCTAGCATATTTTTGAGCGAGAGTCAATGTGACAAATTGTCGCACTCTAGGATTTATGTATAATTTACATACATATTGCGATTGCGTATAAGATTTAGATATAGGAATCATGCACGAATCCTAGCACATAGTTTTAGTAACTGATTCTTAGACTGCCAGACCGCGACCGTTTTATGTCAATTGCATTTATTGCATAGCTGGCATGATTAAATAACACTTGACAAACGACATAGAATCAATATAACGCGCGCGCACGATTCCTTAGAGTCCAGGCGCTTGCCTTAACCTTGCGAAAAAATACTTGCTCAAATTTGCGAATCCTAGTTTAAGGGAATCGTGATAGCTTTAAGACAAGGAGTCCCGCGCTATGAAAACCCTAGAGTCTGTCCAAAAGAACCTTGAAAAGATTCACACCCCAGAGTCCGCAATGTCAGAGTTTGAGTATTTGGAATACTTGGAAAGGCAAGGACAAAAGGTCTGTCAGATTGAAAAGGTCGCGCTTGCAAACATTGCACAGAATTGCGACTGGAATCAAAATTGATATTAAACCTAGGAGTCTAAATCATGCCTTTTATCATTCTTTGCGTCTCATGTTTTGCGGTAGCCTATGGCATTGCATGGTTTCTAACTGACGGTTTCAACAATCTTTAAGGGGAGTCGGACTAATGGCGATTTATAACGGTTATACAAGTAAAGCCCAAGTTTTGCGGGAATTAAGACAAGCGGGATTCACGTTTTCTAGCGCCTTAGGGCATGAGGAATCTAACCCCAAGCTAATCAAAGGCCAAAAGGAAAATGTGCTATCTAAGCCCCATAACTTAAGCCCCGCAAGCGAGTCTGGATTCAATATGTGCGCCCAAGCTAGTGAAGGATGCATTGCCGCTTGTTTGCATACTGCGGGAAACCCGATTTACTTAGACGCAAAGATTAATGCCCGATTGCAGCGCACAAAAGCTTTTATGACAATGCGCAAGGCTTACGTGGCATTAATGGCTTTTGAGCTTGAAGCCTTTGACCGCAAGGCCCAAAAGTTAGGGATGCAAGGCGCATGGCGACCAAATACCACTAGCGACTACCCTTTTCACAATGTCGCCCTAACGGTCAATAATAAGCCCGTGAAAAGCCTAATTCACGCTTTCCCTAATCTGCAAGCGTATGACTATACAAAGATAACAAAGAAAGCCTTGCAACATAGTTCAGGACTCTTGCCAGATAACTATCATATAACCTTTTCTAAATCGGAGTCTAATTGGGCCGATTGCCTTAAGGTTCTGGAGTCGGGCGGTAATGTTGCGGCAGTCTTTGACCAATTGCCAGAAACCTATGCGGGATTCAAAGTTATCAATGGCGACCTAACAGACTACCGCCCAAGCGATGAATCGGGCGTTATTGTCGGACTCAAGGCCAAAGGTAAGGCCAAGCATGACGAGTCGGGCTTTGTAATCACAACCAAACACAAGGAGTCGGTTTAATGTATAGCGACAGTCTCTATATGGGCTTTAAGAACAAGGCCACATATCTAGCGCACAAGCATTTTGGGGACGACCTAAAAGCATACTGCGATTACATAGAGCAAGGCATTATGGCTCATGAGGCGCAAGAAAAGGTCTTAGAGCTATTAGAGCAACAGGGCGCTTTTGATCAATCCAACGCCGCTTGTGAGCTTATGTCAGTGGCGCTTGATCAAGTATCTTGGATTGACCTAGCCATTGCAGCAACAAGGGGAGTCACGCCATGAAACAAGAGTCACGCCTTTGGCACGTTATCTTGTGCGATGAATTAGGCGAAGAATTTAGCTTCACGCTAAGGGCCTTTGACCTAGACCACGCCATTGAGTCCGTGCGCCTAAGCTATCCCGAGTCGGGTATTGTCGATATCAAACCATTAGGAGTCTAAGTTATGTCTTATGTTTATACAGTTTACGCAACATGGCTAACGCCTAGCGGCAACCTAGGGCAATCGCAATCAACATGGCACGGCAAGGATATTGAGTCAGTCCGTGAGTCCGTTATTGACTGGATCATGTTTGGCGATAAGCGGCGCAAAGTATCGGGCAAGCTAGACGTGATCATACGGCCCCTGTAACGCCCCTACAGCGCCCCTATAGCCCTGCCCTAGGCCAACCCCTAGCGTAGGGCTTTCGGCTTTGTGTGGTCGTCTCTGCGAGTGTCAGGCCTATGTGGTATTATCTTACCCCATTCAATAGGTTAGGCCGTGGTTGTGCCGCTGCTACTTGCGAATGATTATCAATTGCAACAATACGAATCAATCATGGTGGGTGCGGGCAACCGAATCGCCTCTGTCAAGAAAATCTTTTGATCTAGCCCAAGTTTTATCCAAAGTGTTGCACTTTTGCCACAGTCTATCGAATCCTGATCACATTTTGTTACAAAACGACACAAAATCGTGAGAATCTGCTTGCGTTATAGGCTGGGGCCCCTTATAATTATGGGCGGGTGATTCGTCTGGGGTGGGTAACGACACACATATCCAAAACAAGAAAAAGGTCAGGCTCACCCCATGATTCGCATCAAACGCTCTACCCACAAATGAGAAAAAACAAAAATTCTTTCGTTAGTTATCAACTACTTAAGCATATACACATAAAAAAGTTATAAAAAGTAGTTGTAATTTCTGATCTGAGGTTCCTATAGTAGTATAGAAGGACATACTTAAGTATTAAACGTAAGATCTCTACCTATTAGTAATTAATAATTCTAGTAAGTAATTAAAAACGTAAGTATAGAACTTAAGTATAGTCTATAGTTCCCCAGATCAACCAAGATGAACCTAGTCAAGATTGTCGTATCCAGTAGATGTGATCTTGCCGATGATCTCCTTACGGGGTTACTAGACGTTCTACCCACATAAGTTTATTTATTATCTTGTCGTTATAAAGTGCGTAAGCACGGTGCGAAAGTTTCATGGCCTACGAAAAGCTCCCTTACAGTAAGAATGTAGAGAAACACGTCCTTGATTGTATTCAGGGTGGTGTAGGTATCCGTGAGATGCTTGCGTCTATGCAGCACCTACAGAACGCACCTAAGTCTCTTTCTACACTCTACAAGATCTATGGTCAGGTAATCCACAGTGAACGTGCTAGGATTAATGCTGCTGTTGGTCGTAAGGTCATTGATCAAGCACTCGAAGGTGACTTTAAGTCCCAAGAACTCTTTCTTCGCAGTAAGGGTGGATGGTCTCCCAAAGAAACGGTTGAGACTGGTGAAGCCCTTGATGAAGACACTGACGAGAGTGCAGTTGACAGCTTGATGACATTGCTAGGATTTGATGATGACTCCTCAACCCCGACACACGAGGAAACTGACAGCAGAGACCCTTCGTAGTCTACCTAAAGAGAAGGTAGCTAAGGTATTTCAAGAACTAGGCCCAAAGAAGACTGAAGAGCTAAAGCACGACTGGAACTTCTGGGCTAGGGACGAACAGCTTGAACCTGATGGTGATTGG